AATCCAACCGCCGTTGACCATCAACTCACCGTCGATGTCTGACAACGTGCTGGCAGCGTGGTGGTGCCCGACGCAAAAGTAACGAACACGCTGAGCCCCGGCCGCTGATCCAAGAGCCACGAGCCCCTTTTGACGACGCACCATGCCGTACCAAGGAATACCCAACTGACTCCTCACGTCATCGCCATGCGCGACATTGAATCCGACGCCATTGATATCCACGTTAGCACTCCAGGCATCGGGGATCAAGAACGTCACATTCTCCAGCGAACGGCAATGAAGACGAGCGGCCTCAGCGCAAAGGTAGTCCCAGTTATCGTTCGCGCCGGCGTAGTCCTTCTTAACAGACCGGCGACCGTGGTTTCCAGCAAGATACAACACGTTCACGTGCTGAAAATACGCCGCCAAATCGCGGTACATCAGCGCGTGAAGTTGACCGATGGCCAAGCAGTTTCGGAACATGTTTCGATAGTACGACCGAGACATGTGACCATGAATCTCGCCGCTGGTGAAATCGCCATAGGCAAGAATCCACAAGACAGGGAAGTAAAACTTCGGAGCCAGCGTATCCTGTGTCCACTCAACCACTGTGTCCACGTAACGTTCAGCCCGACAACACGAGATTGGGAAGTTGTGCTCTTCAAGACCGCCGACCTCTTCTTTCCGTACAACCTGGTCATGGTGACCGTCGCTCATGTGCATGACTACGTGCTCGACAATCTGAGCTTTGCGAGGATGCTCAGCAACAGGGGGAAGCACGGAAAACGGTTTGATCCGCGCGTCCATCTCTTCAGCAACCGCCCGAATAATGCCGCCCGCGCGGGCTCCGGCCTTCGATTTGCGGCGTTCCAAGAGCAACTCATCACGAAGACTAACAACCTCGGTTGTCAGTTCTTGAATCTTCGCGTCAGTTGGATCGTAGTCGGTGTTCTTGCGTTGGCCACCCGGGACCTTCGCCGTCTGATAACCATCTGGCCAAGCAACGTCCTTGTGAACACGATTCGTTGCGATGTCAGAAATGATGGAGCGACTTACCTCGTACTCCGCCGCAATCACAGGTTGCGTTTTGCCCTGGGCCAACTTCGACTTGATTTCCCCGACCTGCACTTTTGTTAGCTTCATTGGATGCCTCCACTGTCAATTTACCAGTTCGGGGCTAATACAAAGTCCCGTTGCCCGTCAAAGTATCGAAACGGAAGGGCGGCTTTACAAACCGCCCTTCCGCTCTCTCCCTTCCTGACTCTTACTTCCCGAGATGCAACAGCTTCTCGACCTTGAAGAGCGATTGGACTTCTTCGAGACTCGGCAGAATCCACTTGCCGAGACCTTGAGGATCAACAGGTTTGCGGTACTGCCCGCCGCCCATGTCGCGGAACCCAGCCGGAATCGACCCGAGTTCTTCGACGGCAATCTTGTCGATCTCGGCCAGCGACGGCATCGGACTATTCGGGTCCAGAGCCCATTCGATCTTCGAGTCCGTCGCCCAAGTGTGCATACGTCGCACGGGAACGATGAAGTTGAAGCCCTGAAGAGCCATGACGCCCTGAGTCAGCATACCGATGTAAGTGCCGTCGTCCTTCAAGTACATGCCGCCGCCCGACGAGCCGGGAAACGCAACCGCAGTGACCTGATCGAAGACCTTGTTACTCGCGCCTGAACCTTTCAAGAGTCGGCCCACTTGGCTGAGAACACCTGTCGTATAGCTGTTGGCACCAAACTGTCCAAGCAAACTGCCGCAGTGGCTCAGATCGACGCCAACGGGCGGGATGTAGTTGTGGTCGTCGTGGAACTTCGCAGAGGTATCGAGTGGATACGCATTCTTGAGGCGGATCATCAAGACGGCCAAATCTTCACCGTAATCAGCATCACTGTACTTAATGACTCTGCAATCAAGAGTGGTTTCACCGACACGCCGGCCGTCTTGATGACGCTCTGCAACGATCTGAGGGTCCTTGAACTCGACAAGAACCTTCGTCTGCCCTTTGGCATCAACGACCTTGCGAATGGTGCGAAGACCATCCACAACGTGACCAGCAGTCCACACGAATGTCACAGTATCATCGCCAACTTGGCGCGTGACAAGCGTACCCGATCCTTGAGCGTTGTCAGCCTTCACGGTGACACTGATGTTTTGTAGGTACTCAGGGACGGATGCAGAGGGTTCGGCGGCGAATGTCGCCACGCCAAACGCAAGCACAAGAAACAGGGTCAACAAAACACGGAACTTCATGGGAGTCACCTCCAGTTAGAGAAAGAAAGGGTTACGCAGCCATGTCTACTACTGTAAATTCGTCCGTGCTGCTCGGACTATCCCACTTGATGTTACCAAGTACCTCTCCCAGCGACATCAACTCAAGGCGTCGGTTTGCATTGATGACATCCAACACGCGCTCGTCAGACGGCAGATGGATGAGATCAACAATCCAACAACCTTTGTTCACATCCATTCCCAACCGGTGAATTCGATCGGCCGACTGGACACGGTATTCAGGCTTCCACGAGTTGGACCAATAGACAGCCATCCGAGCTTCAGTGAGTGTCAAACTCATGCCGCCACTTTCAGGATGCGCGACATAAGCAACACGCGGATGTGTGAAATTGGCCCAGTAATCCAAAGGCTCCTCGTCTTTAACAATTGAGCCTTTGTGCGTTGTAACATGGTAACCCCGCCCGTCACACCGCACTACATCCCAACCTTCTTCGTGGCAAAGTCGCTCGCACCGATCAACAGACCCGGTGAAACCAGCGAAAATCACAATACGCCCTTGCTCTTCGTTCTCCTCCAAAAGCATCTTGAGTGCCTTGTCCTTCGGACACGGAACCTCATTCGTGTGCCGAACATACTTAGGCATCTCCTGGGTGCCGTTGCAAGCGGGACACGTAATCTCTGTTTTCTGGAGCCGACTCACCAACTCGGGGTCCAACAAGTCAATGGCCTGGTAAGTACGATCCGTGTCATCGGGATCAAACCACTCCGCTATCTTTCCTTCGACGCAGTGCGTACAACGCGAAGTTCCTTCTTTCACTTCACGGTACTGGAATCCATCACTCAATTCGCGCAGCAACGTCATACCGGTCACTGCATTTTGAGACGCCGATGCCAATGCTTGAGCTACTCGCAGTGTGCTCGGATGTGGTTTGCAGTAAATCCGGCGGTAACGCTTCTCCGGTAAGTCGAGACAATCTTTCTTATGCTTGATGACGACAAGTCCTTTCAGGCGACGAGGGAGTAAGGCGACCTCATTCACGCTGGGTTTGAACTTGTGAAAGTCGCCCGGGTCTTCGCACAACTCCTCATGGTGGTCCGGATAATCTTCAAACTGCCCGCACTCATGGCACTTCTTCTCGTTATCTCGCCAGCCTTCGACTTTATTGACAGCCACTCCGCTATCAAATTGGTGCAACTTCATAAACGAGAGACGCGCACGGAATGCCTTATCGCTACCCTCGGCCACAAACCCTGGATAAGCTACTTCTGCCTGTGCCCACCAATCCACTGGCGTCTTCGGCGACGGCGTACCAGACATGAGAATTACAAAACCCTCTGGCCCGTGAGCCGTGCGAATCAAATCGGAAACCTTGTAGGCAGCTTGCGTGCGTTGCGCTGTCCACGTCTTCAATTTGGACGACTCATCGAAGATTATTCCGTCTGGAATCGGGTCGCCCGGTCGCCAGTTGTCCATAAGAGACTTGAGCTTATCATACGTCATAAACTCGACGTTGAACATCTCAAATGGAAAATCCCACTTCCGAAACTCGCGTTTGATATTCGGAAGACTGGTTTTCGGTCCAACCCACCACCACTCCCGCTTTCCTGACCGCTCTATTACTTCTTGAGCCGAAAGCGTCTTACCGACCCCCATCTCAGCAGCCCAAATTTGGTAGTGGTACGTGAGGCCAGCGTCGGACATGTCCTTTTGGTGTTCTTTCAACGGTCGGCTGTACTCGTGCAAAATCAAATCGCAATCGAACGGCGCGTAGATGTTTTCTCCAGCCAGGAACCGCATGGACATCCAATTCCGCTGACAATCTTCAACGGACCACATTCGGCGAGGATTCTCAGAATCGTAGCCGTGGTACTTTGCACCACGCATCGCTTTGATCTTATCCTTGAATGCAAAGTCACTCTTTACAAAAAGGATGCGGCCATTTGACACTTCAAATACAACGGTATCTTCACGCTTGCGCCCGAGATTATCTCGCTTGATCCATTTCATTGATTGAAGTGCCATTATCGTCCTCGCTTGTCTTCGAGTAGATAGGTCACCTGATCCGCAGCAGGGCGCTGCCGGCAATCCATCCAAAGGTTAATATTCTCGTTGCAAAACAGACCGTGGACACGATT